CCGCCAGTTCTGCTTTCTCATTGGCGGTATTTGCGGCTGTCTGTGCTGTGGTGGCATTACTTTCTGCTTTATCGGCGGCTTCGTTTGCCTTATCAGCAGCTTCCAAAGCGGGAGCGGCTAATAATTCAAGTGGAGCGCGTACAATAATGTCCTCGCCATCTTTCTCTTGATATGCAGGTAATGATGTGATACCGTCCAAACTTTCCGCTTCTGGTACATCACCAACGCCTTGTGAATCTTTTTTTAATTCATCTTCTATTCCTCGTAAATCCTGTTCAGTCCAAGCCATAACGCAAATTATTTATTTAGTATTTCGACAGAGTCATTGATTGCATTGTCAAATATCTGTTTCATTTCTTCTGCTGTCAATTCATTATTCTCTCTAAAAGAAAGCCCTAAAACACCATTGGCGGAAACATTGTAGAACCCCACAATAGTATCTCCCTTTACTATATTGGCTGTCATAGCACTAACTTTTTCAGATTTATCTACAGACATGTTGTATTTGATACGTATGTCATCAGAAACTCTTGTTGTTCCTTTTTTATTAACATTTGTAATTTCCATTATTTCCCCTCAATTAAATTAATTACTTGTACATAGCCGCCGGGATTAAGAGATGCAACTGCCTCTTTAATCATTGCTGCTTCTTCGATGTTTAATTCCATTTCGTCTGTAGCTTTATAAATACGTATACTTAAATCGTATGCCATAACCTTTTCTTCCGGCTTAGCATTTGCTTTTTTTTCAAGCCATTTCCCGCTAAATAACAATGCGGAAACTACATTCTTGATTAATTGCGGAGCGCCATTATCTTCTATAATAACTTCTCCTTTGTAGTTTTTGAAGGGTTGATTAAAATTGACTTTCATATATTGTAAAGTTAAAGTGTTTAATAATATCTATCTACAGAACCATCAGAGTTGTAGAAAACCAAACCGTCTGCTGATAGCTTGCAATAAGGAGAGGTAAGTCTTACGAACTCTCTTATTATTATATACCCGCCATAAGAACCACTCACTGTTTCTGTTCCCATTTCTATTACGTTACCTGAATATGCGTAGATGCGAAATCCAGAACTATTTATTCTTATCGTGGCCATTCCGTCATCCAATCCAGCTTCTAAAGCGCTTACTTTTATAAAATTAGAGTTTAAGTACCCACCGGTAATAATAGTGCTTCCTAATTGGGATGCTTCAACTGCATCTTCGTATGCAAGTCCGCCAAGAGAGGACGATGAAACCTTCTCATTAATAGTGTTTTGTAAGGTGCTATTCAAGGAGTCAAATGTAACAGCTCCGGATATGTCTATCTTTTCTGCATTAATTTTAATTCCTTCATCTCCGAAATTTATAGCAGCGATAACCCCATCTTTGGGAGTGTACGCTTCTAAATTGATTTTATTGGCGTTTATAACTATTCCTTCATCACTGACGTTTATAGAATTAATGATGTCGTCCTTTTTAACGAATAATGAAATTTCATCATTTATTCCGTCAATCTTAATACCTAACTCCTTTACGCTGTCTCCAATTTCTTCAACAGATAATGCAATGCTATCAGCCCGCTGTTCTATTTGTGAGAACTTTTGATTATTGCTCTCCGAAAGCTCCTTCACTTCCAGTCTAATGCTTTCTGCGGTCTGCTCTATCTCTGAACTTAACTTTGTGTACAAGTCCTCATAGGCGTTGTGGGTCAACGCCAACGAATGTATGTATATGTCCCCTGTAAACTTCAACTCAAAATCACCAGTTCCGTCCCATGTGCCGGAATACTCCTTTATTGTATATTCTTCACCCGGTTCGAGCTGTTCGGTGAAATGCAGGTTCTGACCGGGAAAGCCTATCGTAAGAGTTCCTGCTGTAATCACCTTGTATTTAAAGGAGATAAAGAACTTTCTCGGTTCTTCTCCTTCCTCATAAGTCGGCTTATTGGCTAAATCAGCATTGGATTGTTTTATGCCGGAAGAAAGTATGCGAAGCACGTTTCTATCTTCGTCCCTGATAATGGCAGCCATAGCATCCTTACGGGAGTAGAACTTTCCATTCACCAATAAGAATTTTCCGTTTACAGTGAAAAAGTGAATGTCGTTCTTCGCTTCCCAACCGTTCGTATTGGATGCGAATGCTGAGTTGTACAGGTAGTTATCCTCTGCTTGTATCTCGTCAAGCACTTTGGAGATTTCCGAATAAATAAGATCTTCCAATATCTGGAACTGGGTCATAATGTTTATGCCTGTTTTCAGAATAAAATCACCCATGAACTTGTTGCCTTGCGGACTGATAACCGTCACTTCCTTACCAGCCATTGAATAGGAATCTATTCCGGCGTATTGATGGATACTTGGCGCATCATCACCATACACAGACAATGTTATTGCATTCTGACGTTTCTTATCTGTACGGTTACCGAGTTGTACAAGGCTGTCACCTTCCTGCGGTATGTCACTACCGGCATCACAGTCTGTCTTGCTTAAATCAATATAATCCTCGCCAACACCTACACACAAACACCAGTAATAACGGTTGGAAACATTCTCGTAAACACCCGGTTTGATGTTAAAGTCTTGAAACCGTACCTGGTCGCCTTCTTTGAACGGGTTCTCAATAGCCGTTTCTCCATCATCCACCAAAAGATAGCAGCGCCAAAAATCTTCATGTTCTTCCACCGTTCTGCATTTCATTCCGGCGGCGGTAAACATGTAGTTACCCCCTGCATAAGAGAGCTTCTTTATCTCCAGTTCAGAGAACATCGCTTTGATGCGGACAAACAGTTCATCTACTTCAATGTAGGATTTACCCGTCTTGCTATCTACTTTGATGACAAAACCCTCACCGAGCGCACCGGAAGAAAAGTTCATTGATTGGATGTAGTCAGAAAATAATCCGCCTAAGAACTTTACTAAATAACTGGTTTGGTCTGGCTTGGTTTTATTTAAAAATAGCTTGTCACCAAAGGCTTTAATGATTGATTCCACTTGTTGGGTAGTCAATCCGCCACCGCCTTGCCCACCTACAATAGAATCTATCTGATTCTGTATTTTTTCTAAAGTTCCTACAGCCTTATCATTGCGGAGAGTGATACCATATGTCGGAATAAGTCCGTCCCCTTCTTTTATCGTAAGGCTGTCAATGATAATGCTCCCATTGATGTTTAGGTCTTCATCTTCAAATAGCATCAAATCCCCTTCTTTTATGCTGTCATGCAGTTCAGGGTGGCGAGCCATAAATATTTCATCCACCTTAGGCTCATAGGTATATCTTACATAATCATTTTTTGCAAGATATTCTTTGGAAGCTGTTAGCAATCTTTGGGAAGCGGCTTTTATGTATACATCCGGCATATCAATTCCCAGAAGCACAAATTTATCTCCGGCCTTTATTTTGAAATCCTTATATGGAAAATACAGATTTAATCCCTCATCATAGGTTCTGTTGCAGGTTAGAACCCACATATTCCCTTGCTTTATGGGCTTATCAGCATCTACAAGTATTTCAAATTCACGTCCACCACACATTCCGCTTTTCATAGATATGGTAGCGGCTTCCCCTGTTAGATAATCGTTTATGTCAAATCCAATGTCTTTGAGATATATTTTGAACGGTGGGATGGTTTCCCCTTCTTCAAAGTAACCATCATCTGCAATTGGCGTATTATCCTTATTCACAGAATCGGAAGCGATTTCATCCAACGCTCCGGTGGCATTTACGATTATCCCTGCGTCTTTCAACTGCTGCGCCGTCATCCCTTCCATAGACGGATATATTTCCGGCAAAGAAGTATCGCTCCCGTCAAAGAAAACCGATCCTTCCCGAACTCCGATGGTATCTATGTTTTTACTATCAAGGTATGGGTCAAGTGTCTTTCCAGGGAAATCAGGAAGCATCAAGTTTTTAACAGCCATATTATTGGGGACTAATGCTCCGGATGGTCTTTTGTACTTTCTTGGAACATTATCTGTCTCAATGCCTTTTTCTATCCGCATTTTTGCACCTATACGAACATTATCCTTGTCGGATTCTCTATTCATCAGAACGTAGCACTTCCCAAGATAACTACCTCTTCTCATTTTATAGGAATGTCCGTTGATTGTTACATCGTATAATGTTGTATCAGACAGAAATTTCATGTAAAAGGGGAGTGTCACGACAGCGCCGTCTATTACATGGGTGTTTGGATCGTATCCATAAGATGCATCCTCAATGGGTGCTTCTATGATAGGGCTACCATACGTAGTGTAATAGTTATAAGGTAAGTTTCTCGTACTACCGTATGCTCTTAGCCGAGTAATAATCTTCTGCGATGAATCCGCAGTCTTTTGTATGGAATACAATCCTTTGCCTTTTCCATATCCGAACATACTACCTACGGCAATTCCGGCTGTACCTATGGTTATTGTTCGCCCTCTTATGATAAAGTTTGCATTAAACTCGCTGTTTGCCAATGCGAGTGCATCCCATACATTTATATTACTTATTGATATGGACTTGTTAGCATCGTTCACATATTCAGGATGTACCGCAACCGTCCATTTTTGTTCTCCTTTATAGATGCGGTCAAGGTTTACTTGTATCCTTTCTGCAAGGGCGTTAATGTTTTCGGCGTAGAAACTGAATGTAGGTAGTGAGGAGTAGTGGATTAAGTTATCCTCTTTTACATAGTCCAGAAATTCACATCTCGTAAGCTCGTCTGCGAGCGAGTTGAAAACCACGTTCTCATACTTGAAAGCCTCTCCGTATGTATTCTTGGCGGCTTGCTTCAGTTCGGTAGGGTCGTAGTTTATTTCAAACCTTTCTTCACGATATGTCAGATAGTCTCCGACTTCAAAATCAATGGGGGTGGGGGACGTAACGGTAATGTTAACGGAACAAGCTCCCATGAACTCTCCGTTATATTCCAGCTTCTCGGCGATACATCGCTGAGTTTGCCCATCCTTGCTATATATTATAAACCGTCCCATTATACCGAAAGAATAATTTGTGTTTTGGGGTCGGTTACCCGAAATGTAATATTGAAAGTTACAACATCTCCCTCATCCGTATTACGAACGAAAAGGTCATGCTTTATGGATTTGAAATAAATTCCTTGCCTGCCTATTTTAGTATAAGTGTCATAAACCTTCAGTTCAGTTCCGTAACCATCTTTCCCAATCAGATAGCCCAGGAAGGCGATAATCTTTTCATTGGCCGTCCCCATATCCCCTTTATAGGCAAACTCTACGTCCATATCATAGGCTTGCATACAGAGTTCTTCGGGGAAAAAAGTGTCTTCTCCGTCTTGGTCTATCCAGTTTCTTTTGGGCAAATCCTTAATCTCTCCATATACAGTAAAAGGGAAATCCTTGCACACAATTCCCCATTGGGACTGCGTATCAATAACAGGACTTCCCAGTTTACTTTTTTGAAAATAGATACTGTAAGGTTTTGCCATGTGTTATTTTGAGTTTGTGTCGTAAAAAACAAAAAGAGCCAATCAACGGTATATCCGTTAATCAGCTCTTTGGCTTGTATTATCAATACTGCAAATATATGGTGTATTTTCTAAATAATCAAATAAAATATTAGAAAATTACCGTTATTTGCACGAAATGTCTGTATCTAAATAACACTCTTCTGCTTTTTGATAAGATGTCTGTTTAGCGCTTTCAAGTCAAAAGGTTTTTGTGTAATGATAGAGTTGGTTTTAATGATTGTCATACTCTCTCTTCCTACTAATTTCATTATTTCTATTTTTTCATACTGTATGTCTCTGATTATTTTTGAAAGTCTATTCCTTATGGTGTTTATATCCATAGCTCTACTTTTTTTAAGGTAAGACATAGGGAAATGTCGCCTGATGTGGCGGTTAATGACAACACTATGCCTATTTAATCTTGTTCCAGTGCAACCGCCACGGAGCAATGGTAAGACAACGTTGTTTACAAAACAAACTTACGCATTTTTAGCTGTTGTTCAAAACATAGCCTTGCTATTATTTCATTTTTCTATTGATTGATAGAGCTATTCAGAAACTTATTTACGAAGTAGACCTGCCCTTTTCCCGTAAGTTTTGTCGTAATTGTAGTATGTAATACTCCGCCGCTACCTGAGCGTACGCCTTTCTTTATCTCGAACAATCCCTGTTCTACATATTGTTGATTCGGAATGTTGTATCGCTCTCCATGCTTACCTAAATACCCGTTTTCACGCATCCATGCAAATAACCTCTTTTCTCCGATAGGGTATCCATTCTGTGTGATAATCTTTGCTAATTCTCCGATTAAGCAAGAACTATTCGCTGATTGTACGGCATTGGTAAAAGCTATGGCGGGAGTGGCTTCGGCAACTTTCTGTTCTGCTTCAACTCTCTTTTGGCGTTCCTCTTTCAAATTCTGTAATGCTTGTATAGCGAAATCCGGATTAGCAAGTAGTTGCTCTATGGTAATATCTGTAGCATAGATTCCATACTTGCGTATTGAAGGTAACACTTCGTCACATACCCAATCTTGAAATTTTTCAGCATCAGGAAGATTGCTTCTCATTATTAAACGATATACATCCTTTTCAGGAATATATATCATATTTACTCCACCAATGCCGTTTTCGTGTGGGTGAAACACCTTTTTGCCTGATTTACAATGCCTTTGTATGGCGTCTGCCGTATCAGAATATCCTAATGCAGCGGCTACATCTTTTGCACAAAACAAAGGTTCATTGTTTTCGTTCATTATAATTCTTACTTCTCCGAATTGTTCGTTTTTGAAAATCTGAATATTATTTTTCATAATGTTACTTCTTTATATTAAATGAAAAGGGGAGCACCAGCCTAACCGTATAAAGTGGAAGTTTACGAGTTAGACCGATGTCCCCAAATATCTTTATCTATGCAGAACTTCCACAAACTGCAACTGTGATAGCTATCTTGTGGGAGCAAAGTTATTAAGCATTTGAATATCAGTCAAATGTTAATTATTCCCCTTTTAATCTTACTTTGATAAAGATGAAACAGAATGAAACAGCGTGAAATAAAATGAAATTGATTACATGATAAAAAAGTTACTTTATTCACTAATTTAGATGCTGTATATACAGTACTCTAATTAACGTTTCATTCTGTTAATTCAATAAGCGGATTATAGTTCCTTGTTAACAAATGGTAATTATTGTGATACTCATAACTTTAAGTTATTAAATAATTAATTGTGTAACAGACTATTCCTGCTTAGGTGTTAATCCCATACTTGCCATGTCAAACAAACGTCGTAAGCAATTTGCCGATAGCAAAACCTTCTTTCCTGATAAGATATAGTCTTTTTGATGGATAAACCACTTCTCAATAAAGTTTTTACCCTCTTTTTCGTCGGCAAAAAATAATTGGCTTATTTCACTCAGACTGCACGGATATTCTGCTCCGGCGTTATGCTTGTTTACGATATTACGTACATATTCCTTTATTTTAGGGATAGGGGTGGAGTAGGTGAGCTTATTTGTTTTCATATTCTTTTCTTTAAATTATAATTTATCTATTGCCAACCCGCCAGCCGTATTACTGGCGGGACATCGTAACATGAACGTTGGTCGAAACCTCAACATGCATCTATGCTAACATGTGGCAATATATTCTTATTAAGTCTTCTAAGGTCAAAATTCGGCTTAGAAGCATTTGGGTTGCATTTTTTGACAGACATAGGAGATAGCATCCTCATTATTTCCAACTTCTCCTTCTGTATATCGAGTATAACTTCATCCAGTCGCTTTCTTAATTCTTCCATATTCATTTTGGGTATAGTTGTGGCTGTCGGGCATTGGAACCGACTGCCGGATGATTAAAATAGCGTGATTAGTATTTCTTCATGCAGCTAACGAATAAGGCTATGATAGATATAAGTACACCTGCAATGGCAAATATCAAATTCCAATTGATAGGATTGTGCAAGTTGGGGTTAACGGCAAGATAGTGCTTACCCTCTTCGGTGAGGTTGACACTCCACACATGACCTCCAACTACATAATTAGCCTTCACCAATCCTTTTCTTTCAATGGAACGGATGGAAGCAGTAAATACATGCTTCGGGTATGTCGCCGGGCATTCTCCGCCGAACTCTGCTACAATCCGGAATGCTTGCTTTTCTTCCTTTGTTAATTTAATCCGTTCCATAACCTACTCGTTTTCTGCAAATTTACTAAATAATACGCAAAAACATGTTATGCAGCAGGGTCAATTTCACCCTTAATCTGCTTGATGGCTCTCCTCGCATTCCACTCGTTTTCGTACAAGGCGATAATGAAGCGTCTGCCCCTTTCAGTCCATACCGTATATACATTGGTTCCTATCGAACCGTCCGAACGAGTATATGTCTGGGTACGGGTGGAGTGTAATCCCCAAGTAGAGTAGGGGGAATGTAGCAGCCATTGCCCGGATTGGCGATAGATAATTCCTGCTTCCTTTAGTTTCTTGTGCAGTTTCTCTGCGTCCATTCCTATCTGCTTGGCGATTTGTGTGCTCGTCAGAGTATTTACGCTTTGCAGGTGATTGTTGTAGTAGGTGACTTTGGGAGCTGCTTCCTTGATTTCCTTGTCTTGCAGTTCGATGGTGGCTTGCTGTTGTTCCGTTTCAGCTTCAAGCTGCTTTAAACGCTCCTCTCTTTTTGCAAGCGTGGCTTGTGCGATGGTTAGCGCACGTGCCATGATTTCTTCGGGAGTGTCGTTTGGGGTGGTGGAGATGTAGCCGCCAGTGGTTCGTACTTCGTGAAGGATTTGTTTAACTCCTTTCTTGAATTGTTTGGCGATTGGCTTGCGGGATTGGAATAAGACTTCATACAAACCGTCTTCTGTTAATAGCCAAACTTCTTGATTTCCACCGGGGGTCGTAATAATGTTACGAACCTTTTCATCTCTATCTACAAGGTTGGTTAGCTTACTTGAATTACTTGCAGAGTATTCTATTATATCTGCAATTTCTTTGGTTAAGAACAATGGATTTTCTGCCGTTCCATATACGGTGAATTGGTGTCCGAGCAATTCGGTTTGTTTTAGGACTTGAGTTGGTTTTGTTAGCATAACAAATATAAAAAGCACCTACTACGAGCTGCTAACAAAACCATAGGATTTTAGTCGGAGGCGTTTCCGCTGCTCCACTCGGTAGGTGCAATATCTTTAAAATATGATATTACTATAATATGTCTTGGCAAAAAATAACTCCTAATGGAAGCCCATAGGAGTTTGCCGCTCCTATAGTTTTGTTAGCACTGCAAAGATACTGATAATCTTTAAAAGCACAAACTTCTTATAGGAAAATTAGATGTTTATGTATACTTTCTAATTTTTGCTACTAATATATAGAAAATATACTTATTTTCATAGTTTAATATATTATAAATAACTAAATATGTTATATAACATGATATATATAATGACAACAAGTGTTAATAAAAGAGTATCTTTGCTCCAAAATTTAATACGTATTAATAATAATTGGTATGAAAAAACTGATATTATTTTTGTTTCTTTTTGGCTGTGTAGCATATTGTTCCAAATCTTGTGGAGAAGATGATGATAGCAGTATGTATGATGAGGAATATTGGAGTTCCGTTGCACGAGAAAAGCAGATGAGAAAAGCTGGGTTTAAAGAATTTGCAGATAGAGAGAAAAGAGAACGACAAGCTCGTTTACGGAATATGAAGAATAATCCACCCGCAAAGGTGGAAAAGCAAGAGGTAAATACACCTTCCAAAAAGGTAGAAACCAAACCTTTATTTGGTATAACATCTAATGAGAAGATATTTTTACTTGATAAGCCTAATGGGAATAAAATTTTGAATGAAAAAGCTACTGAATATTTTAGAGAAAAAACTTATTATCAAATAGGTGAATTGGATAACGTTATTATACTTGAAGAAAAAGATGGATGGGCAAAAGTACGACATGCCCAATATTCTTTTAATCAAGGCTGGATAAAAAAATCTCATTTAAAAAGGCGCAATAAATCTCATACAGAAAGGGTTCAGAGAGGACTTAGTGATTACAAGGGAAGCAAAGAGCAACAAGAAGACCTCAAAGCGATTGACGAATATATGAAGACACATCCTGATTTTTAGTTTGTAAAAATATAAATAATAAAATAATATTTACTATGAAGAAAATTTTATTCGCATTGTGTTTGCTGCCTCTGTTATGTAATTCATGTTCATCTTCAAATGAAGAAGATATTTTACCTCAAGAAAAGAAAGAAGTTTCGTTTCGGATAGAATACGTTTTTGAGGCTAATGGCGGTAATGCAATGACTAAGGCTAATTCAAATATTTATACAGAGTTTTATAATGATAAATTCAAAACAAAATAAGAAAAGCGGAGAAACTCCGCTTGACTTGAATAATTATTTCAAATTTAACTTATTGCTTTTCAGCCTTAATATCCAGACTTTCTCCATCCATTGACATGGTAAGTTCAGCATTGTCACCTGACAAGGATTTAACCGTATATCTTATATATTCTTCGCCATCCAAGTAAGTAACAATAGTATTTCCTGATGCCTTATATGTACCGCTACCGTTCCCTAAATAGCCTCTACCATAAAAAGAACCATCGGACTTGAAAGATATAGACATACCAAACCTTGTATATGGGTATGTAGTCACGTCATACCATTTGCCCTCTACTTTTACATCCGTCACATCCCATGTACCGTATAAGGTTTCCATTGGATAGTCGAAATCATCATCATCCGAACACGCACTAAAAACAAACATTGGCAGCATTGCCAGTAAAAATAAAATCTTTTTCATTATTATTTATTTAGATATTGCTATTAATTACTCTTATCGTCCATTTCTATATTGTAAATAACAGGATCGTATTTATTAATCTTCCCCGTTCCGAGGTCAATCAAAAAACCCGGCCAGAACAATATATTCCACAAAGATTTAGCATTAAACGAAGATTCTATAACGAAAGGTGTATCCTTAAAACCTTCTTTTTTCGCAATAATCGTTTTGTCTGACAGTTTTTTCTTAATTTTTACTGTAGCAGAGCCACCTTCTTTTATTTCTGCCAATTTCACATTATTAGTTCCGTCATACAGCCTTGTGCCGTTCTCTCCCATAAAAGTGATAGATTGTTTAGAGCTTGAAAATATGCTCATACATGATGAAAACAAGAAAACAGAACATAATAAAATCAAAATCTTTTTCATAAAGCATGTGTTTTAGTTAATTAATGTGTGGCAAAGTTAAAGGTTTAATTTTAATTAAACATTATATTAATTCAATTTTATTGTAGTGTTTTTTATTACATATAAAACATAAAAATCCCCGAACCATGAGGAACGGGGATGTAATTGCTTCAATAAACATGCAGTTACAAAAGAAATTTTCCTTTCCAGTCAAATACAAACTGTAATATTTCTAATTTCCTTCTTGCATTGGCGGAATTTCAAATGAACTATTTATGTCATTAAAAAAATAATACTTACTCTTTTCAAACTTGGCATTAGTAACATTTATACTGAAAGAGCTTCCGTTATCACGTTCGCCTTCAAATTTCAAATTTACATCATAAGAGGAAAAGGGCTGATTTACAAAACAGTAATAATTGTCTTTGTAAGAAAAAACATTTACACCATCCGAGATAGAAGGAGTATTTATTTTTAAAGAAGATATATTTGATTTGTTAAAAAACAAAAGAAAGCAATCATAGTCAGCCTTTAGAATTAAACTCTCCATATCTTTTGACACCTGCACATTTTGAGTAAATTTTAGAGATGCTTTTTCTTGGATATATTTCCCAGTAGCCCACGTGCTTCCATTTACTGTATAATTTCCTTCTAAAAGAGTTATCATATCATTTTGGCTCCACTTTCCAGAAAAGCTATAATCCATGCCATTATCTGTGCAATGAAATACTATATCATAATCGTCTGGAACCAATTCTTTTGTTTTTATTTTATTCATTTTGTACATTAAGAATTGTCAATTTTCTAACTTTTAATCTAAAAAACGAGAAGATATTTATATTAGTGCTCTTAAACATACGAATTATTATTAAAATAATCTTTTGTATTTAGATTTTAGAGTATTTTTGTCTCACAAAAGAATGAACATCATGCCAAAGGAAGTATATACTCGTAAAAATTTTAGGTCTTCACTATTAAAACAAGTCATTATTCGGTGCGACTATTCAAGTCTAACAGACTTAAATGGTTTTATAATGAAGTTAAAATCTTTAGAATGGTTTCAAAACCTTTTTGCGGGTTATCGTCTTGTTAGGACAAATAATTTTAATCTGCAAATAAATCCTAAAGCCATAGAAGATAGATTTATTCCTCTTGAAGTAAATGAAACAGGCAATATACATCGTTTTTTTGATTGCAAGATAGAACCAAAGCAAAATTCGTCTATGGATATAAGTCCTACTTTCATTTGCCTTACAATAGGATGTAATGATTCATATGATACAATAGATGCTTATCTTGATTCTATTGCAGACATCATAACAACCTTAAAAGAATATGATTCTTATGTACAAATAGAGAGATTGGCCATAAGAAAGATAGATGGCAAGGATTATGGTTCATTGGAAGAAGCGTATGAAACTTTTGAGGTTATGGAAGATTTAGAGCGAAACATTATAGACAACGTGAAGCCTATAAAGAAAGTTTATACAGATTCTTTTATTTCTAATGATGCGAATATTAAAGTGAATTTCACCCGCGGATTGGAGCGTTTTGATGATGGTACAATTAGATGTATTTTAGATATGGATGGCTATATTGATTCTTCTCTCGTATCTCCTAATAAAATAACAAATAAACAAGAGATAGAATCGCTGTTAAAAGATAAAATAAACGACGAATTATTTAAATTGTTTAGAGCGAGTGTAACAGAGAATTTTTTATCTAAAGGGCTTATATCATGAAAACAAAAACTTTATCAGGCAATATAGAATTTAGTACCACAAGAGCCTTTGAAACAAGTAGTCGCCATCCCTCTTATAGGCAAGAGATTGATTGGGCTTCTCAAATATTAATAAAAGACCAAACAAGAGCTATGTCTTCTAATAATAACCAAAAGAAAGTAAATATAACGGTTTGCAAAAATGCTAAGGGGTGGTGAAACGGAAATACCAATTACAAGCTCTGGTGATTTACGCGTAAAGATATTTGTCATAGGATATAAAAATCAAGGAGAATCTATTATAATATTATTCATAGATGCAGGTGAAGAAGGATGTCCTGTAAAATATTCTATCGTAATAGATTGTTTTAAATATAGCAAACGGAATATAACAGATGAGATATTAAGGCGCTATTCGGTTGATACCATTTCTATGTTATGTTGGACGCATCCTGATTTAGACCATTCCGTAGATATTGATACATTAATAAAGAAATATTGTAAGGAAAGTACGCAAATATTATTGCCGGAGCATTTTTATAACGAGCCAAGTGATATTATCACGATAAACAATAAAACACTTCAAGGAGCCGTTGATAAGGTATTCAATCTGAATAGATTAAAAAAGAGAACTGTTACCAATATCAGTGTAACGGATAGAGGATATAGTGAAATTAAAAGTTTAAAATTTGCGGGAGTTGATAAGAGCGTTTTTGTTTCTGTAAATGCCGTTACTCCTATATCTTCAATTTTAGCCAATTATGTGAAGAAAGGGAATCACAATGTAAATAAGAATGAGCTGTCAATATCATTTATAATTGATATAGATGGATATTACTTGTATTTTGGTGGGGATACAATGAATGGGCATATAGATGCTATAAATCCGGCTTATTTAGAGCAATGCCGTTTCGTGAAAATTCCACATCATTCATCTGATACTTCTACGAACTTGCTAAGCTATTTGCCGCAAGAAATAGATACCGCATGTACTACCATATTTAGTGCACATAAATTGCCGAAAAAGTTGGTACTACAAGAGTATTGCAATATAGGAAAAGTGTTTTCTACAGGTAGTGATAATAACAAAAAATATAATTATGGAGTTGTTGAATACGAGTATGATTTCTCAAAAGAAGAAGCTGAGATGAATGTTAAATTACATGGGAATGCTATTGGTTTGAATTAATGGAAGCCAGACATTAAGCCTGGCTTTTTCTTTGCATGACATCCCCATCGGTTTCCACAACACAATCTTCTCCATGAATATAGACATATACCGATGCTATATCCTTTTGGATAACATTTACTTTTGCCCGGTCGTACACATTAATGAATACCTTGCAATACTGAGAGCAGTCAATGGTAACTTCACTGTCATGGCGCACATAAACATCACATACGGAAAAGCCGTCGAATAGGAGAGTGCCTTTGCAATTTCCGTTCAAAACAGCAATTTGTGACATGTTGCGTTTCTGTACATCTTCATCCACGAAGATACCGTTTTTGTGAAGAATATCTTTGTCGAAGTTTTCCTTTATGAAAGTGTTGGTGGGATAATTGTGTTTAATAGCAAAATCAATCCCATGCAGCCACTTGTCAATCAATCCTTGTTGGTCGGGAGTTCCCCATGATTGTTGCCACGGCTGGCATAAACCAAGTGTGATTGCTTGGTTTAGTAATGTTCTGCTTAAATCCTTTTCGTTCATAATATCTTATATTTTAATTTTTCTACTACCTCTGTCTATTACAAGGTTTAGCATATCTCTAACTTCTTGCACTAAAGCAACGTTAGTTTCGGTGTTTTGGGCACTTCTTAACGTGTTATTGGCTATCGCTCTTAATTGCGTAAGCTGTTGTTCTGCAATAACATTATATTTCGGCAATATCTCATTTCCCCATTTTTCAAGCAGAGCACGTTTTATACTTACATCGGCACGAATACTGTTTAAGTAGGAAGCCAAAATATTAGCGGTGTCTTCTGTTATATTTTCCTGTATCCCTTTGGAAAGTGTATTTGAAGCACTTGTTTCTTCAAGGCTTATTCCCATTTTTTTTGCAGCGGCATTTAGATAATCCCATATCTTTTTTGAATCAGAGATTGTGCCTCTGAGGCTCCCAAGTTGTTGCATTAGCCCGGCCGCCTCTTGTTCAGTTAGATTGGTTCCCCCCGCAGAACTATCCGTAAATATACCTTTATCTCCAAATAAATAGTCTTTCAGTTTGTTCATGGCAGGTTGGATAACATTCAGAGAAATCATACTCTTTATGACATTGCGCATAATATCAGCCACCGTATCATCAAAAGCCCTTGCCGCATCTTCTCCGTTGGCAAATGCATTAACTAACGCTTCTGATATTTGGTCTGCCCAGCCTTTTATGTCTATACCAAACTGCTCACTTGCCAAATCTTCATAGAAGTATTTGATTTGTTCGCCCAACTCGATATACTGCTGTCGGTAGTCCTCTATTTTAGAACTGTCAGGGTCTTTTTTATCTGCCTCTGCCTGCGCCTGTTTTATAACCTCTTCTCTCTGTTTTTGAAGATTGGCAATCATTTCTTTGGATTGACTTTGAGTAACAGCACCCAATTGCCGTTCAACAATAGATTGAAGATTTTTGTAATCATTAGAAAGCTTCTTCACTTCCAATTGGGAACGCTGAATTGCTTTGTCAAGCTTCTTGTCATGGGCTTTGGCTATACTTCCTATAATGCCGGTAATACCACTGACGACACCTGTAGCCCCCTGCATGATAGCCATCGGGTTGCCGGAAGATATACCAGCGAAAAGGGTAGCACCGCTTTGGGCGGTATTCAATAACCCACCCGCAACTTCTTGCACAGTACTTAGAGTGTCTCCCATGCTGTCATTCCCTAAGGCATCAAATGCTGACCCTAAATCTCCCAAAGTGCCGATAAGAAGATTAGCCATGTCGACAACATCTCCAAAGCCTACTTGAACTTTGTCGGAAGCTGCATTTTGTTCGTCTTGTGCATCAGTAACTTCCCTTTCCGCATCAGCTAATGTTTTTAATTTAGGAGTTAATTTATCGACGACTTTAGTCTGGTAAGATAAACCGCTATCCGTTTTCTTGGTTTCGGTATGACTTGTTTCTGAAATACCGGTAGTAACTTCACCGCCATTTTGAATAAACCCAAGCTCTTTTTGAGCCTTTTTCAGCTTTTTGGTGGCTTCTGCATACTCTTTTATGCCGTCTGACAATGTTTTGAAAGGGTTTCTGCTTTCGCTTTCATCGCGTAGCTTTTTCAATACATTGACAAGCTCCTTGAACTCGTTAACTTTTAAGCTTTGTCCGGTTGTGTTTTTAAACTCTTCCAGGTTCTTGATTAGCCTATCAAGAGTTGCAGAAGACAGTCTATCAAGGTCATCAAAGGTCTTAGCCCAGTCTTCCGAACTTTTGAATTGTTCAAATTTGGTTGATGCAGCATCTTCGCTCGCTTTCTTTTTCCTTTGCGCTATAAGTCTATTTGTGGCTTCTTCTCCTAATTGCCCTCTTTGGCTTTCAATATCTGCTAAGTCCTTTTGAAGATTGCGTTCAATATCCTTTATTTTTTGAGCATAATCTTTATAATCCTCTATCATGCCTAAAAGATTTTCAAGGCTTTCTGAACGCATCTTCTTACTTTCCTCGTTGATTGATTGGTATAGCTTCAGAATAGCCCCTTCCCCAAATCGCTTCTTTACATCATCTTCTTTCATGGCAAGCACATCTGTAACAGAGAATTTACTGCCTGTTTCAGCAAGTGCTTTAGAAAGCTGGCTTCGCAAATCATCAACCATGCTTTTAAATGACACTTCTCCGCCAAAGGCTATGTTCATGGAAAGAGATTTGTTTCCGGAAGCATTAAACAGCTTTTTGTATAAATCCCACTTTTCTCCGGTTTGGGAAATGTACTTTTCTATCTCCTTTAAGGCATTATCAACTTCTTTCTTTGCACTATCAATTCCCGCCTTGTCAATCTTGACGCCAAGAGAAATGTATAAATCTTCTTGTTTCTCTTTGCTCCGGTCTAACTGCCCTTGGATGTATTTGTAAGCCCTGCTTGGGTTGTTCAAGTCTAAATTAACACCCTTCTCATCAAAAACAGATGAAAACTCGGATATGCCTTTTACTCTTTGGGTAGCCGCTTCGTCTCCTTCTATCTTTCTCCATTTCTCATAACTGGAGATAGCTTTGTCTATAAGATCGGTACGGTCTTTCCATTGTTCAGCGATAGGGTCTTTTTCGCTTCTGGATGATTTTTCCAATCCTCCTAAGGCCTTATAAATTTTCCTCGTTGTCTCAAGTTCCTTATTGTAGGATGCCAGTTGCTTTTCTGAATATTTATTTCCAGATGCAAATGCCTTTGTTTTTTTCTCCAAGTCACTGATATTACCGGAAAGCATCTCCATATATTCTTCATAAGAAGTTCCTTCTTTGGGCTTTAAGGCATCCATATCTCCTGCGAGCTTATTTGCCTCTTTTTTCCAATCTGCCAAAGGCTTGCTTATATCTATTTTGTTCATGGAATGATAAGATTGCCTGGCTGTGTCTATAATGTTAGCCAAGTCCAGACTTTGCTTCTCCAGTTCCAATAGTCTATTTCTTGCTTTGGTGATGTCTTCCGGTTTGTATTTAGCGAAGGATAATTCTCTTCCGTTTTCATCAAATCTTCTATATCCTCCTTCTCTGATAATACCGGCAAGCCTTTCCCTTTCGGAATCAATACTCTGCTTTTGTATTTGAGCATTTGCCATAGTTCCGATAAACTGCTTCTTGTATAAATCTTTCTGTTCTTGCGATAACTTTCGCATCTTCTCAACAGAAAGAGATATTGCTACTCCATATTTATCTGTTTGAGTAACTGCATCTTTGAATGTATTGGCAAGATTTTTGGTAATGCGCCCTAATTCTCGACTTTCTTCTGCACTTTTATTAGCTTTTTTGCTAAGGGCTTCGTATCGGTCAATAAGGCTGTCAACAGCTTTATTACCTTGCATCTTGTCGTTTGTGTCAGCAATGGTCTTATTTAAATCTGTAATAACCTCTGTTGTTGTTTTTGTTTCTTCTCTGAACGCATAAAATAGTGCTATAATTCCGGATAAAGCTCCTAATAATAAACCTAACGGGTTAGTCTTTGTCACTAATCCAAGTAGCGCAATAGCGTCTTTTAGACTTCTAACACTTGCAGTTAATGATATGAAGGTTTTTATTAGTTTAAGGTTTACTGAAGATGCTAATAGAGCCACTGTTTTATAAATACCAAATGAGGTAATTATTGGAATGATTACTTTAGCAAAGTCTTCCCAATGTTCCATTAACTTTGTAAGCATATCCAAACTATCAGAAAGCACACCACTATTGCCTTCCGCAATGTCAGCCATCATCACATCCCATGCATCCTGCAAGTTGCTCCACTTACCAGCAAGGCTTTCCGCAAGGGCTTCCTGCATGTTGTAGAATTTGCCGCCTTCATCGGTTAGTTCCCAAAGGACATCCTTCACCATGCCGAAGCTGACCTCTTTCCGGCTGATTTTATCGAAAACTTCCCCGGCACTCACAACACGATTTTCAAGAACAGTAAATCGTTTCGCCAATTCATCGACCAACGGGATACCAGCCTCGGTAAACTGCCTCAATTCCTGCCCACGAAGGAAAGCCGCACTACGCACCTGTCCGTACGCCAATATGATACGTCCCATATCGACACCCACACCTGCGGAAATGTCGGCAAGTCGTTTGGTTGTATCGTAAAGCTCTTCATACGGAATGCTGTATGCGGACAATTGTTTGGTGTATGAAGCCAGTTCTTTAAACTGAAACGGAGAGACAACCGCTAAATCCTTAATGCGATTGAATATGGTTTCCGCCTTCATACTATCTCCAAGAATGGAGGTAAGGGCAATGCGTTGTTTCTGAAACTCTCCGCCAATGGTATATAATCCCCTTACAAAACGCTCTAAAGTGTATATGGAATACACATTGGCGATTTGATTTTTCAGTTCCCCGGCTATCCGTGATTGAGAAGACATTGTAGTGTTTGTCCTCTTCATTGCCGCGTTGTGTGTATCGGAAGCCTTTGCAGCCTGCATTCGGGCAATCCTAAGCTGTTCAAGGGCTTTTTGAGAACTGGCATAAGCATCTGCTCGTATCAGTTGAGAAACGCCTCTCATCGCTCTTAATTCGCTTGTGTCAACACCTTGCCCTTTAAAAGCCTCTTTGAGCCTTTTTATGCTTTCGCTGTCTACATCAAGTTTCACCTTGTAGGTCTTATTTTTCAGCAAGGCTTCCACCTTGTCCTCAATCTCCTTTATGTCTACTTTTAATCCAACCTTTGCACTGGTCGTAGCGTGCATGTTCACAAGTTTTTTCTTGATAGCTTCGTACTCTTGTTCTGTATAATTTTTCAGGTGAATCCCAAAATTTAAATTTCCAAGCTCTGCCATAGTTGTTTACCCCATTCTTTTAAAAATAAATCCTTTACAAGTTTTTTGTTTTCCCGAAATACAATAATCTATATTTCTACGGCATATATTTAATGCTTTAGAGGCTTCTTTAGAACTTCTAAATTCTTTAATAAATTCACCATCTAACGTATATTGTTGGATAGGACGCGCCATAGATATTCTTGCTTCTGATATTTTTTTTCTTATTTCTGGCGTATAATTTATAGGAGTATATTTCCTTCCAATTAATTTTTCTTTCTGTTCTTTTGTCCATTTATATCCCAAGCTATTTTTATTCCCAATATGAGATAATGACATTTTTCTTCTTGTTTCCCCAGAAAGAGTTTTTCCTTTTTGAGCTTTACTGCGATTTATAGCTGAAATTGGATTAGAATAATTTTCGGGACGAGTGACCCATCTAAGGTTCTCGACACGATTATTCATTCGATTTGTGTCTATATGGTCTATTTCTGGTTTATTATTGGGATTATCCAGAAATGCTGATGCAACAAGCCTGTGAACAAGATAGCTATTAGCATATTTCCCATTCCAATATTTAATTGCTAAATATCCATTCTTCATTTTCTGAGGCTTTAGTAATTTGCCACTACGACCAATAACCCTCCCTAAATTAGAGACCTTTATAGGTCTATCTCCTAACATTGTTTCTTTCCAAACTTCTTGGATTATAGCCATATCTATTCTTGTTTTGTATCTTTGGGGATAGCGTTAATACCGTTTACTATAAAATCATTGAGGGAAATTCTTTGTCCTTTCATTTCCTGCTCTTTTCTCTTTTCTTCCCACTTCCTTTTTAAATCTTCCATTTCTTTGGCTGTGTGCGTTTTTTGTTCTGTGTCTGCTTTGTCATACACTACAATCGGGGCGTCGCACATAAAAAGTTCATATTGGGCGCATGTCAATACCCAGTCCATATACCAGTTAGGGATATTAACCATACCCCAAAGAAGAATTAACGGTCGTGTCAACTCTGGGTGTTTTTCTCCGTTTGCAAATGCTGCTCCTGCCGAAGTTCTTGAAGGATACGTTCTGCTTCCTTTCTCGTCATCGTCATTATCGTGTCTCTCATTCCGGTCAAGAACATGGTAGCATTCAAGTATTCCAGTTTCTGCAATTCCACTTTTTTTTTACCGATAACAACTATATCGGTTAGCTCTGTGTCCGTGTATTTTTTCCATAACATGCGCCAGTATATCCAATGGAACAGCCTTATCTTCCACCAGTTATTCAGAATAATGAGAGAAGCGCATTTGGCGGTGACTTCATCCTCGCTTTTGCAGGAATGCAAGACATGGGTAAGTTTCCGTATTGTTCCACGATGCAGCCATTTTATACCGAACTTTTTTCCTCTTATCGTAACATAATCTATACTGTTTTCCAGTACATCATCAAGCGTTTTCTGCTCTGCCGTGGTAGGTTGGTTTATTGTTTTATCGTTCATATCGTGTTATTGTGATGGGTGAAAAAGGAGAAGGCGGCGGCAATAACGCACACCGCCATATTTTTAAATCAAAGAACCGTCCTGGGTAACTTCTACCGCACTGAACTCATTGGCGGTGAATACGCTGACCGTAGCAGTCCTTTTTGCTCCGCTATTCTCGTCGACTTTGACCGTCACCACTTTCCCGCTAACCGAGGTTTTGCACCATGTTTCCGTTGATGAAGCAGAGACAGAGCTTTCCTTGGTTGTTGCGGTAATGGTTTTCCCCGTATTATCTGCCGTGCTGGTAAAAGACAGGGAAGCTGGAGCTACGGTCAGTCGGCTTTTTTTGTCAAGAAAGCGATATTGTCTTCGGAAGAGGAGCCGGACGAAGCACCATCCTCAAGTTCAATAGTTCCGCTGAGCGCAAAAGCGAATGGGGTAGTGGACGCATTCTCAAACAAGGGGCGTGCGTAGACGGCCATTCTTTTTACAAGCAGACATTTTTCTCCGTCGTCACTTATAAGCGCAAATCCTACGTTCAGTTTCTTGCTGTTTAGCATAGCAGAGAATCCCTTGAATTGCTGGTTGTTGATAGTCGCTTGCGCAATTTCAGTGGTTTTCCCAAGAAAATATTCTACCAATTCCTTGCTTACACTTGGAACGGTAGCAGCGAAAGTAATATCTCCTGCTGTACTGGTGACAGCCCAATCCGCTTGCAGACCGTGCACCTTTGTACGGTTTAATGTCGGTTCTGCTTGGGACAAGGAAAGGGTATCTACGGTAACGGGCAAATCAAAATCCGGAGTTACCGTGGCAAAATCTGCAATACCACCCTTTACCAACATAATGGATGAAAGACCACTAAATACATCTTTCAATTCCTGCTTTGTTTTCATTGTCATAATAAATAGTTTTAATCGTTTTATTTTATGTTTATTTTATCACAAGGTCAGTCCTTATCAATGTTGCGCTGAACCCTAATCCGTCATTTCCTTTCAAGGTTAATTTGGGGTTTGAGGCACTTATGAAATTGTCGCTGATAGGGAATAGGGAAAGAATATCTCCTACAATAGCGTCCATTTGTCCCAAATCTTCCGCACCTCCCTTTTTCTGTCTGACATACACTTCAATGGTGCAATAGGTACGGATATTCCCAAATCCGCTGCCATAGGTCATGGAAGACAACAAGCCGGGCAATGACACCACAATGAAATTATCCATTTGCTTAGGCACAGCAGCAGGACGGTCATTTGTGAACACATTCTCACTTACCGTCTTTGCTGCGTCAAACAATGATTTAAGTGCGTCTTTGTATTTAAAATCCTGTTCGTACCCCATAGCTAAAATGATAATTCATTTGGTGCAGAGTTTATAGGGCTAAAAGGAGCCAGCGATGAACTGTTAAAAGCGCTTTTACCAATTAAGCTTGTACCGCTATTTTTTACAAACTGATATGCGTCACTCATAACAATCAGTCCCTTTTTGCTTTCCAAATATTCTGCATAGTGAGTTCCTACGACAAATACGATGCTTATTCCTTTTGCAATGGGATTATAATAACCTTTCAGAAATTCAACCGACGCTTCAAATCCATAATAATGGGCGTAGCTTTTGCTGTCTTTGGGAGCCTTGAATTTGGTATTCTTATCAAACTCCCCGCCGACCATTGTTTTTCTTTTGGTAAATTCCCTGTCATAAGGAGTGTCGTATAGTAAAAGTTTCCCGTTGTAGTATATCCCCCACGCGATAGAACCCCTTGTATTCCCGGTTACGTTATGATATGTGCCTGTTTCTCGGATGACATTGCTTATTTGGGAGGCTATTTTTTTAGCCCCCATGATAAGAGATTTCTGTATCAACACATTCATCTTCTTCTTAGCATCTTCCAAGACTTTAGCATTATCTCCCATTTCCCTAATTCTTAGCCAGATTGAAATACAGCGTTGTCCCCATCTCCGTAGGGTAACAATCCGTTACTACGCATGATTCAAAACTTCCACCGTAATCGGTAACATCCACAAGGTCTCCCGCAATGATACCCTTCACAAGTCCAGGAATGTCTATTGCATAATCACTCTTTATGACATTGCTTTTTGTAAATGTCCTAAGGCTTGTGCTTCCGTACTTGTTACATTTCCCCTCGTACAATACAGTCTCACTTCCTTCGTCAAAAGATGTTTCTCCGGAAATGCGATACACTTTGCATGTATGCGGGAAGCGTGGATTATTTACTTTCATAGCGGATACCTTTTATTCATGTTCATACCAAAATTGACAATTCTGACAGATGATTTACGGACGTTCTCTCCATACAATGCGTATATGTCATTTGCCATTTGCCGAAGGTTGCGCTTGTCATAGGCAGAGCTTTGTGTACCGCCTTCCTTGTGCTTCCACACGCCGTTGGCATCCTCTACGCTTCCAGTTACGCTCGGTGTACTTGCGCACCACATATAAAGGTCTGCCCGGCACAAGTCTTTTTGGCGTTTTTCCAACGTGCTGACATCCGTCCCCGGTGCAATTCCCCTGTCAATCAGTATGGTGGAAATAGCACTGTCCGTAACTTCAAAACCGACACAACCACGGAGATATTCCTCTATGGTAGTGCCAGTATTTGTATTTTGAGAATCCTTCATGGTTATTTACCTTTAATGTTCAAGTAGTAGAACCAGCGAACCTTATTAGGAACAACCAATCCGGTCACTTCTGATTTGATTACCTGCGTCATGGTTTCATCATTGAATACCTGACGTATCAGAGTGCGGCCGCCGTCATACAATGCCGTACGGGCGCCCGGTGTTTCCATGAAAATAGGACGTCCGCATTGTACATCACCCAGGTCTTCATTTGGAACATACGCCAATACCCCCTCTTCAAAGCTTTGCAAATTCTTGTATTGTATAGCTTTGGAAGATTTGTCATATTTTTCCACTACGGATATTGAATCGACAATTCTGATTTCGGCACCGATACGCGCTTCAATGAAAGCTTTGATTGTTTCATCGGGGACAAGATTAGCAAATGCCAACTGCATGCCTTTATCGGAAATATCCGGGCGTGTCGCAACTGTGTACATTTGGCGGAAATACGGAAGGTTAATCAAATCCTCAAAGGTCGTCTTGGAGCATTCCCAGTGACCAGCAGGGGCAAAATCCTTTTCTTGGGAATCGCGTCTTACCTGCCTCATGACTTTTATCGGGTCTATTGTAGTACCCAAAGCTTCTTCCTGCACCGCTTCGCTTTCCGGCTTCTTATACCAGATAGAATCTTTGATATTCTTTTTAGGTACGCCGAAATCTATAGTCAATGCAATGCCAAGCGGGTTGTTAGCTGCGTCAATGATTAGCTTACCTTTGTTGGATACAACCTGATTTCGCTGGTATAGGAATGTATTGTAGTTACCACCAAGTAAACTGTCCACTCCATTAAACAGAAGCTCCATTATTGTAGACTCAATTTCCGGAGTGGTACTGCCTATAGCATCCATCAGCATCATTTTTTCTCTTAGGATTTTGCGGCTCAGTACAATCTCATGCTTGAAGGTTGGCAATCCACCCATTTGCAGAGACATTCCGTCCGTAGACTTGGTTGCGCCGTCGCTGTCAATATCCACATAGGTAGCCAGCGTGTATGCACGGACTGTTGCTTCTATCTGCTCATATGTGGGATTCAGAGGAATATTAGGATTTAACGGGAAACCCATTTGGGAGAACGTTTGTTCCGCATTGTATTTTTCGGCAAACATGTCATTAATCCATGCTTCCAGCGGTTTATTCCCAGTATATCCCAATGCTGCAAGACCTTTCCCTACAATGTCGTAAAATTCTTTGTTTCTTGTGTACATATTATTCTCCTTTCTTTATTCGTCTGATTCACGCACAAATTCAATCATAGGCAGCTGTGCTTCTACCGATTTGGGAATGCCACCACCGAACACCCTGTCTGCATAAATTCTGCCTGCGCGTACAACTGCGCATGTTGCAAGGATACAGCCTTCAGGGATACATACGTCTTCAAATACAAGGCCGTTGACATCGGTTAGCTTTCCGCCGGCGGGAACTCCTTTGACAGTTTCCTCAATATCTCCCGTTACTCCGGTATTTCCTGGAATAAACATGTATGCGTAAAGTTGGGCAGCGGTTTTTTGCGTGAAAGTCACAGTAGCCCCACTACGTTTTACATCCCATTCTGCAAAAGAAGATTTTGCTCCTTCGATTTTGGTAGCTACCAGTTCTGGGGTACTTTCTGATGCGCTTGTTACGGCAACCGAATAGCTTTTCCCGCCTAACACAATAGACAAATCCCCGTTTCCGGATGCCTTTTTAGTGATAGTAAGCGTCACTACTGCCTTTACACCAGTCACTCCATCTGCTGTAATTACCTCTACCTGTTTGCCTGCTCCATTGAATTTTACCATTGTGCCGGCATGTATAATATCACCAGGCTTTAATCCCATTCCGGCGACATCAATCATACCACCACCCTGATATAATTCTCTTACTCTTGACCAAACAGGAAAATTTCCGCCAAATCCCGACCGGGATTGACTGATAGTGTTGAAAGTTCCTAATTGTCTCATTCTTTGTCTGTTTTAATGTGTTTATTGTTTTCGAGGAAGTTTTCCTTGCGCTCTTAGCCGGTCTTTGAATGCTTCACGGCGGCTGTTGGTCTGTTCTTCGTCGAGTTGGGCAAAATTATTTAATACCGGAGATGCTCCATCTCCGAAGATAGCCTTGTATCTTTTTTCATAATTTTGCTTGGCTGCATTTACAATGTCCTCCACCTTCATGCCTTCTGTGAAATTCACGTCTGAAATGGCAATGCTTAGGATTTCATCGTTACAGATGTTTTTCCCACCGTTTTCAATTTGAGATTTCAATTGATTCTTTGACGCTTCTTTTAAAGCTTGGATAGATGCGGCGTTTTTCTCCGCTTCTCTATCTTCTTTCAATTGCAAAAGCTCCTTGCGCATCTCTTCTAATTGAGCGGTAAGGTCTCCCTCTTTAGTAGTTTTGCCTTCATCGGAAGGCTGCTGAGGTTTGTAGTTTTTCTTAAAACTCTCAACTTGTGTTGCGACATCATGATTGTACTGTCCTTGTAGTCCTTGCAAGAAAGATGTGGCCTTGCTATAATAAGTGTCGTCAGGCTCCGTTCCTTCTTCCAATGGATTTAACTCTATGTACTTCATTAATGTCTGTGACGAAAGACTGGTTTGTCCTAATCTGGTCGTCAGCTCGGATAAGATTTGTTCTTTCTCCATCGTGTTTTAGTTTATGTTATAAAAAAAAAGAGCCTATCAACGCTTTGTGCGCCAATAAGCTCTTAGGCTTGTATATGCAAAATTACTATCCTTCTATTTTTACACTAATAAAATTACGACACCTTCGGCATACAGTTCTAAATAAAACGCTTCCACGTATTATTTTTACATCTGTAAGTTTTTGTGCGCATATGGGACATATCACAAAATTTCCTTTTTCACTGGTCTGTTTTTCATCCAGCTTGGTGTCTATCTTCATCATATCACATGATTTAGTATTGCAAATATATAGTATATTTTCTAAAATACAATGCTTTATATTTATTTTTTAATGGGAAATATTAGAAAATTTATAATAAATCGTATATTTGCATTATATATAACTCATAGAGCTGTGATTCAAGCCGGAGTGTGCGGATTTATACTGCATACGCCGGCTTATTTTTTTTATGGAACACGACAATATTGTATATACTAAGGGTGGGAATGGTGTGCTTACTTACGCACAGGTGGAAAAATTAAGAGAGTATGGAAATCCACTGAATATAATCGCCCAAAAAGGATGCCAGGAGAAATTCCTTTCATCCCCGGCGGATATTACTATATTTGGTGGAAATCGAGGCGGCGGAAAAAGTTGGGCTCTACTCATGGAAGTGCTTAAGGATATACAAAACCCCAATTTTGCAGCAGTCATTTTGAGAAACGAAAAAGAGGACTTGAGTAATATGGTTAATAAGTCCTATGAATTATTTTCCCAATTTGGCAAATACAACCGTTCTATTTCGGATATGACTTGGAATTTTTACACTGGTGGATTTCTAAAGTTTTCTTATTATGCGGATTCATTTGAAGATTTTGTAAAGCGCTTTCAAGGGAAAGAGTTTTCATTCATAGGTATAGATGAGATAACTCATTCCGATTATAATAAATTCAAATATCTTATAACGAACAATCGTAATGCTTACGGCATAAGAAACCGTTTTTATGGAACGTGTAACCCAGACCCGGATAGTTGGGTACGTAAGTTTATAGATTGGTGGATAGACGGCAACGGCAACCCGATACCGGAAAGAGATGGAATTGTGCGCTATTGTTTTATGGATGGAGACCGTCCTGAAGATATTTATTGGGGGGATTCCGTAGAAGAAGTTTATGTACAATGCAAGCACATTATAGACCCGTTACTAACTCCCGGATTGGTTGCAAAAGGATACGACAAATCGGCTTTTGTAAAAACTGTAACTTTTATCAAGGGAAAGTTGGAAGAAAATATCGCTCTCATATCTTCCGATCCGAACTATCTTGCTAATCTCGCCCAACAGGATGAAGAATCGCGTGCTCGTGACCTTGAAGGTAATTGGAACTTTAAGGCTGCCGGTGATGATATTCTTAAGATGGAGCACATGGAACGATTCTTTAATAATTCTTCTCAATATGGAGATGGCAAACGTAGAGTTTCATGTGATATTGCATATGAGGGCGGAGATAATCTTGTTTTGTGGTTTTGGATTGGCAATCATATAGAGGATGTATATGTTAGCCGGGACAACTCTAAACGTACGGAAGAATGCGTTGCTTACAAGCTAAGAGAATGGGGAGTTATGGAGAAGAATTTTGTTTTTGACTTGAACGGACCCGGACAGGATTTTAAAGGGAAATTCCCCGATGCTGTAAAGTTCAATAACATGGCGGCTCCTATTCCAACGACGAAGGCAGATGAAAAATCAATAAAATATATCTATTCATCTTTGAAATCGCAATGTGCAGATATTCTTGTTAAGAAAATAAAAGGTGGTGAAATTTCTATCAATCATGATTTGCTGTCTCGAAAGTTTTCCGGCAACGGTTATCCGGAAATGACACTTTATGATATTCTTATGAAGGAACGTAAGGCTATTAAAGATGCGGAAACAGACAAAGGATTTGCCTTGATAAAGAAAGATACCATGAAAAAATATGTTGGGCATTCTCCCGACTTTATAGAAGCTATGATTTACAGACAGATTTTTGATATAAAAAAACAGCACATTAAACCCAAAGGATTATGGAGAATATAAATACACGACAGATTATGGTACGCCGTCCATTTCGGAGAATATTGCCAAACGGATACAAACAAGCAGCGGGGGTTATATCTGGCAGCTTGTCTGTCAATGAACCTTTAGACAATCCGACATATCAGATAATAACTCAAATGGATTTTTTAAGGGAATTTGAGCCGTCTGGGCATGCTATAAATGACCCATTGATATATCCGGACAGATTAAGACAAGACCCTGAAACAAAGGAATGGTTTAGAGAATCCGTTATCAGATGCGCTTTTGCGTTTCAGAGGATTATAACAATCAAACACTTGGTGCATCTTTGTGGAAACGATATTCAATTTGAGATGGAAGGGGATACCGAAAATGAAGAAGTAAAGGATACATTTTTTAAGTTTCGGACTGGATGGGCTGTAAAGGACATGGAGATAGCATGGTATGAAGCAGCAAAATCCGTAAAGATAACGGGAGACGCAGCATTTGTAGGTTATCTCCGAAAAGGAAATTTCTATTGGAAAGTCCTTTCTTTTGAGAAAGGAGATACGTTATATCCTCATTTCGATAATGTCACAGGAGAACTTACATTATTCGCCCGTTCCTATTCCGATTTTGACAATGATGGAAATACGGTTACAGACTGGCTTGAAGTTTGGGATGAGAAATATCTTCGCCGTTTTAGAAAAGGGAAAGGGGCGTATAGCAAAATAAAGCAAGTGATAAAGAACTTGTTTGGATTAAGCGGATACGAGCTTGTATCTTCCCAGGAGCATGGATTTACATTTATCCCAGTGGCTTATCACAGAAATGAAGCCGGCGCTTGTTGGTCTCCTTCACAAGACAGCATAGAGCAATATGAACTTGCTTTTTCGCAGTTGTCACAAAATAACACAGCTTACGCCTTTCCTATTATGTATTTTAAAGGCGAAGGGGAAAACTTTAATATGGAGGGTAGAATGGATGGAACTATAAAGTGTATATCAATGGGGCCGGATGATGAAGCCGGGTATCTTAACAAGCAAGATGTTTCCACTGCATTTACAAAACAGCTTGACACTCTCTATAAATTAATTTATGAACAGTCTTTTGCGGTTATTCCACCGGAAGTAAGAAGCGGCGACCTTCCAGGCGTAGCCATAAAACTTCTTTATTCTCCAGCTTTTGAAAACGCCATGAAAGATGCGCAGGAATACAACCATCTCATTGATGATATGGTGAAGATATTCACTTATGGCTATGGAGTAGAAACCGAAAACCTTATTGACCTTCAAAATTTGAGCGTTTATGCTTGGATAAAGCCTTATATTCATCTGAACGAATCCGAACTTGTGCAAAACCTTGCAACTTGTGTTCAAAACGGCTTTTTATCCCGGCAGACTGCAAATGAGCAAATTCAGATGTACAGTAATCCTCGTGACTGGGATAGGATTATAAAAGAAAAGAAGGAAGAGCGGCAGGCTGACCTTCTTTACGAATTGAAATCCCGGCAGACATCCGCTACAGATAATGAAGTTGAACATAATCCGGCAGGAGACGATAAACAATGAAGCAACCTACACAAAAACAGATACAGGACGCAAAAGATTTTATAAAATTACGTTTGCAGGCTGAAATATCTATGCAAACCCATTTAGAGGAACTTCTTGTGCAAGCGGCAAGAGAGATTATAGATATATCATTCAAGTACGATATTCAACCCTCAATGTTTCGTTTCTCCGCAAATGAAAACTTAAGGCAGGACGTTAATGAAGTATTCCGTAAGTTGCGTGAGTTGATTTACGATTACACGGAAACCCTTTCTGTATATGATAGGAAAGAGGAAAGAGACGCGATTGTAGATTTTATAAACCGGAAAGACCACGGAAAAACATTATCAGAGCGCATCAACATTTATTGTAACCGATTTCAGTACGAGGTGGAAGCTGCCATTGCAGCCGGTCTGATAGCCGGAATTGGAAAAGATAAAATAAAGGATGGTGTAAGGTCTTACCTTAATGCACCCTATGCGAACCCTTATTTTAAGAGTGCGGTCGATAATGGTGGAGCTTCTGCCACACGTATTAAAACAGATGGCATAAGTTATGGGGTAGGAAAGTCTAATTCTGCTTACAACTCGTTAAATACCCTTACCCGATTTGCCATAGGCTCTGCATGGATGTGGTTTTGGGGAATTGAACATAAAAATAAAGGATATACAGGTTTCTACTCATATCGTGGGAGCAGCTACCCATGTTCCTATTGTGATAGCATGGTCGGGTATCATCCTATTTCTGACTATCAGAATCAATGGCATATAAGATGCTGTTGTTATTTTGTATTTGTATAACTAAAAATTATAGTAATATGTTGAGAGGAAAAGAGGAACAGATTTCATTCAGCCGAGGACTTAGTGGAGAATGCAAGCGCTCCAGAATAAGCTTTAAGGAAAAGGCTTTTGCTGACCTTATTGCTATGGGATGGAAGGATAAAGATGCTTATCTTATTTCAGGTCTTTATAATCCTGTATATTCATCTAAAGTAAACGAAAAAGAGATGAATAAACTATTAATGGAAGAAGAACGGTTCATGACTTATTTAACTTCTATAAGCCGGAAGATTCAACGAATGCAAAAGGCCGTTGAGAAAGAAGCGGATTTTCCGGTTGATAAAGTTAGCGATGAGGATATTGCTTCCGAACTATCAAAGGAAAACCAGCTTCGTAAACTTATCGCCGCCCGTAAAAAGTATGACGGGAAAGAGGGATGCAAGGAGTGGATAGACCTTACAAAAATGATAGCCGATATTACGCAAATCAAAAAGGATGAGATAAAGGATGAAGATACTACCGTTCATTTCTACCTGCCGCTTTCATGCAATAACTGTTCCTTATACCTTGCTGCCAAAAAGAAAGCCGGGAAGTAATACCCGGCTATTTTATTGTAGATACTTATCCTATGGTGTGCTTTTTAATTAGTATCTACATCCAGCTCCTTACCTGTAACATCATAATATATGTTTTGAAGTTGGTGAAGGTATTTCACCTCTATATTACAGATTTGACATCTATTTTCAATGTCATTAATAGATAGAATGTATTTCTTTAGGTCACAAATCATAATGTTCATTTTGAATTTTCCATTACGATAAACATATCGAATAAAGCAAGCATCATCACATTCCTTCATTCCACACCTTGCCAGTAACTCTTCTGTAAGAGGGATTGGCTGCAAATCCTCAACAGCCCCATATAATAAACTCCCATTACAGTATACGCTGTTTTCAACGAAGGAAAACCCATCTTCTTTTTTATATATTTCACCAACCCTGAAATTTTCACAATCAGAAGTTTTAAAGATATTGCCTATTCTTAATTCCCTAACATCAATCATAATAACTATATTTTAAAGTTTAACTGTCAGCTTCTCCCATTTCCTTTTTCATCTCATACATCTGCCTTTCCTCCTCAATAATTTGGGCGTCCTCTTCGTCGGATATGGGATTGGCATCCGCACGGTCAAGGGCGCTCCCTATTGCCTTTAATACATCCACCTGTAACTCCACATCAATGCAATTGGCAACATATTGGGCATTACGCACTATAAGCATTGGCAGGTTATCTACTTTGTCTTCCAATGGAGTATTATCCAGCATCATAAACATCACGCTTCCTGCCCCATATTCAACAGAGAAGTCCCCGCTTACGGTTGATACCTTAATAAAAGGCAAACCGCCTTTCTTGTACTTGAGAATAACCATATTCCCGATTTGCGTCTTTCCGAAATCCATAGTTTTGATATTTAATTAAGTAAATCTGTCAATCTTCATTCAAAAAATCATCGTCCGAATATTCCCAACCTTCAAACAGATTGGTCTTCGCCTCTTCCGCAATATTGGGAACGTGCTTCATGAAGCTATTCACAATATCCTCGTTGCCACACCACAGCGTATAGACATTGCTGTATCCCTTATCTGCACGTTTTTCCCGTGCGTATCCGAGTGAAAGCATGTCAATGCCCAACTTCCTTTGCGAAACCGGAACGACCCCGTTCTTTTTACAGAACCGTTCATAGTTCTTGTATATATCCGAGGATGTCAGCTCTATGGAACCGCTCCCTTCAAATTCTTCCGGCTGGCACTCTTTGTATTTGAAATATTCCGAAATGCTCCCGTCCACGAGTTTCCCATCCTTTCCCGTAACACTCGACCGTATCCGTTCCAGTTTCAAATCAATCTTCCCGCCCAGGTTCTCAGGCATCCGCCAATTGTTCTTTTTAAGTTCGCACAGCCCTTTCACAATCCAAGCCATTATACCGGCATGTTCCGCTTTCATTCTTTCTGCAAGCATGGTGTCTCTCTTTTCCACCGGTATTGTCTTGTCAAAGTTCAGCACCAGGGCGCGGCGTTGCATACTTTCATCATCAGGGTCGTCCCGATTAAGAAAGTCTTTCGGCTGCCAACGGTAATTGGAGTTGCACAGCATAATAGGAGGTCTCTGCATCATTGTGATATTCCCGCCTATTCCCCGGCAGGCAATAGGCTCTCCGCTGGATATTGCCTTGATGATGCTCATGTCCTTGAAATCACCCCGGTTGCTTTCCGTGCAGTACATAAGCCTTTTCCTTGACATAGAGTAGGCGGCACGCAGCTGCTCATCCCCACCTCTTGCAAACTGGCTCATCTTTATGTTTAGTATTTCATCCTCTCCAAACATATCCTTTAGAACCCGGTAAATAACACTTTTACCGTTCGCACCAGTACCTTGCAATATAAGGAAATATTCAAAGCTTATATTTTTCCTATTGACAAGGCATGCACCGAGGAACATCTGCAATATCCTGCGCTTGTGCTTTTCCGGCAATACGCCGTCCAGCTCTTCCGTAGGTATCCAGCTTTCTCCAAGAAAGCTTCTCCAGGTAGGACAGTTGAATATCTCCTTGCGGTCATACTTAAACGGATACATCTTCACGCAGTCAAACTTCGGAGAGTGCGGGTAAGTCTTTAAAGTATTCATGTCAACCACGCAATTAGTAAAGCACATAATGCTAAGGTCGGGTTGCAGCTCATGGTCTCTAATGACATTTATTATCCGGTTCATGTAGGCATACATAGTCTTATTGGTGCGGTCACGGGCTGCAACACCCATTTTCTCAAGCCACCTGTCTACGGCGTCATAAAGCACATTGTAGTCCATGTACTCGTATATCTTGCCCGTAAACACATACAACGGAACGCGATAATCAGCAGTGTCTCTCGTTACAACACCATACCCTTCCCGGAATAACTCTTCAAGACGCCTGCCGTACCTGTCTATACGTTCTGGGTTGCTTGTAACTAAAGATATATCCCTGAATGTAGAGGCGTATTCGTCACAATGCTGCGACAGCAGACCGAGCACATAATCCTTTAATTCCCTTCTATTCATTGTAAGTCGCTAATTTTGTGTTTAAAAGAACATAACGCATGCTCCTATAGGCGCATTTTATGAAAATAACCTTTTTCCTTTTATCTGTAAAGGCTAAATACATATATCTATGCTCTTTATCTTCATTATGCAAATATACAACTATCTGATTATAAAACAAGTAAATTTTCTAATAAAAACATATTAAAACGTAGAAAATAGCCCAATAATTATCCATGTAGGGCAAAATGCGAATATACAACGGTTGTCTTGTTGTAAAATATCATTACAAATTGGTAAAAATGGAGAAAATAAAAAATTTTTAGGTGAGGTGACTACGCCATAATACTTTACATAATATAGGGGTGGGGTGGGGCTTGTTTGACTGGGTGTATGGGTATTAATTGTTGTATAATAGTGTGTTATGGTTTATATTATACCTATAATGTAAAGTTTCTATTTATTTACATTCAATAAGCAAAATCAATATCATGTGCATATTACATAGATAAAATCTATTAAACGTATCATCTAATAAGGCGTATATTATCATAAGTATAATCTATGTATGTGTGTTGTGATATAGATAAAATCTATCGCATCGCATACTCCGCCAAGAACCTATATATATATTTATATTATCTATATATTCTATTGCTTATATAGGTTGCTCCTATGATATTGCAGAGCTTTATTTCGTTTGTTTTAGTATTATATATTTACATATTCTTTTGGTTGTATTTTATGTTATAAGTATTTGATATATAATGTGTTGCGTTGTATTTATTGTGTGTTTTATAGCATGCGTATTTTATGAAAATATTTTGCAATACTCTTTGCTGTTTACAAAATAATTCGTATATTTGTAATGTAAGAAAGAGATAAACATAGGGCTCTGGTTCTTACAGGCGTGTTATTAAGTGTTGGAATAAAAAAGAGAGCCTTAACACGGCAATGTTAAGACCCTCGTAGGTTGGGAATACTTAAAGAAGTACCCCCCAAGCGGAGGCAAAAGTACTTCTTTAATTTCTCACCTGCAAATATTCTCCATTTAATTTTTGATATATTGAAAATACGGTTATAAAAAAGAGTGTAACAGGTTGGACGCTGTTACACTCTGTTAGGTGGAATTATCCACCGAAAGCGGCTAACTTGAATTAGCCATTTAAAACCGTTCGTATATGGAAATTAAAATCTGTATTCGTGTTTGGTTCCTTAAGCCTCTGGTTGTTGTAATCAAGTTCTAAGAGCTCCAAACGGCGGGTAATTAGGAGTTACCCGCCAACGGTTTTAATTTCCATATCGCAAATATAGCCGTAAATTTTCATTAAGTCAATACCTGCACGCTGTAAAGTTTGAATTATTAACAATTTAAATTTATAGCATTATGAAGACTTTAGAAAGCATTTTTTCAGAGATTAAAGAAGCTGGTGTAATCACTAAGGGGCAATTGCAGTTATTGAAGAACCGTTCTAACAAGCAGCAAAAAGACGTTATCAATTACGATTGGTTGGAAGGTATCGGAGACGGTTACGGTATTCCCTTGACAGAGGAACAAGGCGTTCAGGGCTTGAACTGGTTAAAGAAGTTCATCAAGAAGAACGGAGAAAGTAACGTATACGGATATAGAGAGCTTGAAATAATTAATAGTGCTTCTCCTTCTGACTTCGTTTTCAAAGGGTTTTATGATGCCGGGAAAGGTTGGGCTAGAATCTTCCTACCTATCTACCAGCTTAACGGAATGGAATATATTCCCATGAAAGAGCCTTATATTATAGGCTGATAATAACGGGGCTTGTTAGCCCCTACTACATCAAAATCATTTATCCACACTAAAATAACAATGTTATGAAGACAAATAAACTTTCTTATACAGCATCAAAAAACTACGTAGAAAACGGCGTAACTTATAGAATAGATGTAAAAATACAATTAGCAGACGAATGTAATAACAGAGTATGCAGTTGGAGCATAACGGCGGACATATACGAAAAGAGAAAAAACGGGCGTTTCGTGTGGTGTTCTGGCGGTTGTTGCCATGATGAGATATTAAAGCATTTCCCGGAGTTTTCAAAGTTCGTATCTCTTCATTTGTGCGATTGTTACGGGGCACCTCTTTACGCGGCTGAAAACGGTTTCTACCTAATAGGTAAAGAATCTAAAGAAAAAGTTATGGACTATTTACGCGTAACAGGAGAAGAATATAACGCGCTGCGCCAAGTGTCCGACAAGCAATATTTTAAATACTTGCTTTATATGATGGGAATTGTTAACCGTTGGAATGAAGAAGCAAAAGAAGCCGTTAAAGAACTGGAATCGTTAACGGGAAATGAGTGGGAAAACCCGTACGAATATGACAAGGAGCGCAAACATATTACAGTTTTTACAGATGAAGAAGCCGCCGAAATGAATAAAAGGATAGAATCAGGCTACTATACACCTGAAGCAATTAAGGAGCGCAAAGAAGAAACAGCGCGAAAAGCATACGAAAAGAAACGCGCGGAAATCATTGCAGAATGCGAAAAGAAGGTTTCAAAGCTGGAAGAAGAAAAGACGGTTAAACTTTATATTCTCGATTCCGGGTTATCGGTTGATAATGCAATATATTACAATGATAGAAAAGAGGTCGTTTTTAACTGGTTGGAATATAAAGACAAGATAAACCAGGATGTTTTTATAGACTTCTTAAATAACGTTGACTATTCCAAATTGCCAAAAGGTATAACGTTTAAAATAAAATAGCATGTTATTCGTTATGTTGTTGTTATTCGGTGCCGTGTTGTTTATCAGCGGTACCGATATAGAGGGAATTAAGGAATTTATAAATGACGAATCAGATAAATTTTAAGGATATGGAAAAGAGAGAATTTATTAATAAATACAATAATGTAAAAGAAAGCGTTATTAAGGCAATGGATGAAGCGTTAACGCGTGCTATTGGTAACGATGTTGTAGATTTAGATAAATGCGTAGGCAATTACTTAGATATTTACCCGCTAATAGGTGCGGTTCTCCAAAGGGAATTGAATTACATATTAGAAGGCGGTGACGAAAGTACAACAAGGCGCACAAAGCGCAAAGCGAAGAAATATAGCGAAGATTACAGGATATGGCACGATTACGCAGGCGATTACAGAACGAAGAAACAAACCTACTAAAATAAGTTTTAAGGATATGAGAACAAAGAAGAAAGATTTAGCGAAATTCTATATAGCAAGGGATAAGGACGGGAAACTATTCAAATACCCTTATTGGGTTGGAATGTGTGCAACTGACATACCGCATAAGCATATTAACGCATACCCTTTCGATGGTAATTTCTACGTGCAAGGAAGGGACTACCAGCCAAAGAAAGGCGAAGAAATAGACGGTGAATTATACGGGTATGTGAGTTATGAAAACTCGCCCGTACTGATAACAGAAGGTGATTAACTATTAAAACAAAAAAAAGGACATGGAAAGAACAAAGACACCCGAACAATTAAACAAGCAATGGAAGCGAATAAGCCGATATACAAGGCAGCGCGGCAAGTTCATGGACTATTTCGGAATATACGTACGTTATAGCAACAGTATGACAAAGTATTTAGGCTCTTCCCCTTATTGGGATATGAATACAGGCTACCAATATACAGATCAAAACAACGCTCCCGTACCTATTAGTATATACACAAAGAAATAATAACCTATGAAATAGATGAATCATGCAAACAATTATTGTAACAGTAACCCAGCAGGGCGAAAAAACAACCCTGCAAATAGATGACAAGGTAATAGCAACCATAGCAAAGGATAGTTTCAACAAAGGGCGTTATTGCGGCTCTTTCGGGGCTTTCGGTTGCTGCAATAACAGCCGTTACCCTGATGCGGTGGAATTTATATCGGGGTGCATAGAAAATCACTTTGCCGGTTTTGGCTTGAATGTGATATTTGAATAAATTTATAGCCAAAACGAATTTAATATAAGGAGGAAATAATATGTACTTAGGTTTTATACTTTGGGCAATTGTTCTGGTAGTGATATTATGGAACATCAGCCCGGCGTTGGTTATTACATCTATTTTAATAGGAATTGCCATGGCGATAGGAAAAACAAAAGATAATAAATCAGGTGAATAATATGGAGACTTTAAAGAACGTGTTTTTGAAGAAATACCCGCAATACGGAAAGGTGTTGCGGGTGTATGAAGAGGTTAACGAAGTGGAATGTACATTCGACAGCATAACAAAACCGAGGTTGTACAACTTTGTTCAGGCTCTTAATGAAAGAGTAGCCACCAATAGCGCTAAAACCTATTGCGCTATGCTTAAATCAATTCTTAATCTGTACAGCGATATGTATTCTTTCCCAAAAGGTTTTGAGGCCATATTGACCTTAAAAAAGGACGCTACGCAAAGTACGTGGCTAACGGATGACGAGATAAAAACGTTATTGGTGTATAATCCGATTAATGAAACAGAACGCGCTGTAAAAAACTGCTTTTTACTCGGTTGTCTTACGGGCGCCAGACATTCGGACTACATCAACTTTACGGATGATAATATAATAGACGGACGACTGATATACATTTCCCAGAAAACAAAAACAAGAGCGGAGATACCGGCGGCTCCTGCTGTGCTCCGGATATTGAAGGAAAACCGGGAATACGGTATAAATGAACGAAAGGTTTCGGATGTGACATTCAACGATACGATAAGAAGTATTTGCCGCCGGTGCGGGATAAATAAGCGGATAAAACTATATCAGGCGGGTGAATATATAACCGGTGAAAAGTGGGAGTTTATTTCCTCGCATTCCGCCCGGAAGTCTTGCGCAACCAACTTATATTTAAGAGGTGCGGACTTGTATTCTATCAGCCGGATGTTGGGGCACTCCAGCGTAACGATGACCGAAACGTATATCTGCTGCGGGCTGCGTGAATTATCGGATAAAATAATGGGATATTTCAACGGGTTTAAATAGATTTGCACCTGATTTTATATATACATAAATATTTTATGGCACAAGAAAGTAAATACGCATACGACGAAGATAGTGTAAAGGCTATCGTTCATTGGGCTTTAACGGCTCAATTACCCACTCAAATAGAGTTGAGCGAATCGGAGAATATATTAGATGTTAAGAAGTACATACAAGCGAATATACACGATATAAACCAGCATTTCCCCGACCCGTTTTACAATCCGGCGGTTGACAGGCTGTACCGATTGAAAGAGTTTATGGAAAAACAAGAATGATTTTATAACCCAGTGGGTTGTTTCGCTTGTTTTGGGTTGAATTTAACCCGCTGGGTTGTTTGGGTTATAACTTGCTGTCCATCTTTTCAAATTCTTCCTGTACGGACTTGTTCAATACTTTGGCGTATATCTGGGTTGTTTTTATGTCTGTGTGTCCCATCATTTTAGCGAGATTTTCAATAGACACTCCCATATTTAAAGCCATTACCGCAAAACTGTGTCTTGCCATGTGGGAATGAAGGCTTAATTTGATTTTAGCAAGTTCTTGAACGACTTTCAATCTTAAATTATATTGGTAATTGCTGATAGCCGGCAGTTTAAAATCGTATTTTCGCAATATTTCCATTGCGGGTTTGAGGAGCATAAGAAAATACTCCTCTTGGGTTTTTACTCTTGCATCCCTTATAAAGAATTTCTTCTTTCTCTCTATAACCGTGCTGAAATCGAATTTAAACAGGTCTGCATACGACAATCCGGTAAAACATTGAAATATGAATAAGTCTCTCACTTTATCAATGCTTTCAGAAGCTATTTCTAAGCTTCGTATTTGATTTATTTGTTCTATGGTTAGGTATTTTATCCCTTCGCTTTTCCCCCTGTCGAATTTGAGCTTATTATAGGGGTTTTCTTTGATAAGCTCGTATTTTATCGATTCGTTTATGTATCTTTTTAGCCTCTTATGATAGCCGTGTATTGTCGTTTGCTTTGTGTACTTTTTATGCAAAAAGTCGTCATAGTACATTATGTTGGCCGTTGTTATATCAGAAAAATAAACGATTCTGCCAAACTCTTCCAGAGAGTTGATTAATGAAGCATGAGTGTTTAAAGTTCCCTTTCTTAAATCTGTTCTTTCGCTTACCCGGCGCTTTATGAAGTCTATGAAGCTTTCCTTTTGCTGGGAGTACTTAAGGAAGTGCTCCAGTTTATCAAAGCTGAAAGCCTCTTTGTTTTTTATAAGATTATTGATGAACTCGTTTATGTTCTGCATCTGAGCATCAAGGCGCTCGTTTAAGTCTACCGACTGAACGGTATTCTTGACCTTTGCCTTATCATTCCATTGGTCGGAGTATAACCTGACACCTGTACTAATCCATTTCCTTTTTCGCTCAAATAAGATTTCTATTTGAACGGTTCCTTTTGTTGTCTTGCTTGCCGTGTGTTTCCGGTCAAACACAAATCTCGCTGTTGGGTACTTCATAATTTAAAAGATTTGGTATCACACAAGGGTATCACATTTGCCGCAAATTTAATGAAATAGGATGAAATAGAATGAACCATAATGAAACAAAATCCATATCTTATTTGTTCGTCTAACTCATTGATTATTACATAAAATGCTGATAATAAATAAAAAGGGACTACATTTCTGTAATCCCTTGCTGTGATCCGCTTGGGGCTCGAACCCAAGACCCCAACATTAAAAGTGTTGTGCTCTA